CCTGATCCTTCAGGGTAAATATATTTTCCATTCTCATCAAACTTACCCGAAGTATCTGCTATCCTTGACTCCTTTGATGGGTATGTAGGGTAGGGTCTCTTCCCTTCCCTCATCTCTCTACCTTTTCTCTTTCTCATCTGATTACCAGTCTCATAATTTTCAGGCATAGTAGGCCATGATGATCCGAGAATACGTTTGATATCTTCTTTAGTATAACCTTTCATATTTAATTTAGTATAAAAAAAGAGACCCCTCTGGGGTCTCTTTAAGTTGTATGTAATCCGAATTACATGAGGTTTGCAACTTGTACACGTCTGTAGTACTTGTTAGCATTTGCAGTAAGAGCACCACTACCTTGTGTAAGACCGCCTGAGAATGGGTTTGAAACCATGCCATAACGAGTCTTAAAGCCAATTTTTGGTTGGAAGGTGTTAGGGTTGATAGCTCTGACTTGCTGTAGAGGTACATATGGGCAATAGAACAGTCCAGCGTCATATGGTGAAGTACCTTTGTATCCAGCAACGTAGAAGTGCTTATCACTTACGTTAGATGAATAAGGGTCAACATAGACCTTGATGCGTCCGTTAAGTGTACCAACAAGAGTTGAAGATGTATCGTCTACACCAGTCAATCCGTTGTTACCATTAAGACCAGGAGCGTAATCAAGAACGCCAGCCATACCTAGAGCAGAAGCAACGTCTGCAGAGCAGATCAAAATGTTGCCCTTCCCACGACGAGTCTCTTGACCGATTGCGTTAGAGTCTCTCTCTATCTGGAATAGAAGTCCCTTGAATTTCTCAACAGACCATCTACCATTTGAGTCAACGTCTAAGTCGAAGATTCCGTCAGTAGCGGTATTAGCGATAGCACCTTTAACAGCGTTTGTATAGATTGTACGAACAACTTCTCTGTTAATCTCAGCAAGGATCTCTGTAGAGAGAATGTTGCTAAGCTCAGATTCAGCGTCCAATCCATGAATCGCCTTAAGGTCTTGAGCCATCTCTATGCTGTACTCTGCCTTTAAAGCACGTGATCGAGCAGT